TGTCTAATACCATCGCTTGATAAGTTTTTGGCATTTGTAACAACACTAGATGCTTTTAATACTGTACCTAAAAAGTTTTGTGGACTTGTAAATGCATTACCACTTGTAATATCACTGAATACATCTGACGCTCCTGCGGCAATACCACCTTGACCAAATAAATTTACTGCACCACCACCTGCTAATGAATTAGGCGAAGGCATACTATCATAATGACCACTTGCAGGACCAAACATTTTAGGAGCAGTACCTTCAGTTACAGGACCTCTTGCATACCACACAGTTTCATACTGTACTGTCATTGTATTTGAAACTGCACCACTATCGCTGTTGTCCATTGTATCATGTTGCCAAGAACTTATTATAGGATTTGCTAAAGTGAAACAAGTATATCTATGTCTTGACATTTGATAAATTTGTATACTTTCAAAAAAGTTTTCTAATTGATCATTGTCTAAACCAAATCTATAATTGTTGACCATTTCGTTACCATACGTTGTTGATCTTGCATAGGCAGGGTTACTAGTATTAGGTTGTCTACTTCCATCTAATGCCGCATAGTTTCCGTCTTTGTAATAATATCTATAATATGCTTCCCACATAGCAGTTGTTTGTCCATAGTTGTCATCATGGAATACAATGTTGATAGGATCATAATCTAATCTTGTTTGTAAGTTTCTTTTCTTGTTGTATTGATGTTTAAGTGTTGTACTAATTTGATATTTAGGCAAGTCAACACTTTTAACTAACATATTAATTTCTTGTGTTTTTAATTGTGGAATAATTTTTACTGCTTCTGGATTTAAATTAAAACTTACGTGATATAAAAATTTATGTTTAGGCGATAATCTATGTGCATCATCTACATACAGTCTTGCCGCGTGTGCAAAGTCACCAAGATTACCTTTTGGACTTAATGCTCCACTTACTAAATTATCTAAGAATCCATTGAGTTTATTTGCCATACTAATATTTATCCAATTAAATTAAGTGCGTATAAAATGACGAAAGGGGCCGTAGCCCCTTTCAATATTACAGGAAATATTATTAATTTAGTTCTTACGTAGAACCACCGCCTGTGATTGCAGTATTAACAGTTCTACCTACTGCTGTACCTACTCCTGTACCTTGTGGAGTCTGTATAGCATTATCGTATCTGATTGATAAAGCAACTGTAACTGGATCGTTAGTTGAATATGCTAATGTGTTGTAGTTAGCACTTTCTAAGTAACAACCATATAATTCAAATGTTTCTAAAACACTTGCTACATTTACGCCGTTACCACCATCAAGTATCTCGATTCTAGTAACGAATTTGTAGTCACTTCCTGAAGCCGCACTTGACTGTTCGAAGAAGTCAAATTGTTTCTGAAGTTGCTCACCAACTAATTTTTGTACGTTGTTGGATACGTCTTCTCTTAAGTTTAATGTAATAGGTTCCCAAGTATGTTTACCTGCTAGGTATACTCTTGAGTTGTATACATCAACTGTGATTTGTTCGAAAGAAACGTTAGGTCTAGTAACGTCTACAACTTGTTTTGTCAACTCTGTTGTTGGAGTTGAAACACCAAAGTTTTCCAGCGACACTCTAAAGCGATACTGGAGTTTTGGCATCAACAGTCCTTGATTCGATGCACTTGCACTAGAATCTAAAGGTACTGTAATTTTAGATAGTGTTGAAATTGCCATTATAATATCTCCTGTTTAATGTATTTATCTACCTTATAGCCCCGCTATTTCACCTGTATTTTTAAGTCTTAGTGGAATGTAAATAAACTCTACAGCCTTAACTGGCTCAATAGCAACATCTACATACAACTCATTTCTATCAATTCTAGTTGGTGTGTTGTTTGATTCGTCACACACTACTAAGAAGTCATATAATGCTCTTTGACCTACAAGTTCTAATAGTAAGGAGTCTACTTGCGCCTTAATTTCATCTCTAGTGATTTTATCATTAGGTTCAAAAATGTAAGGTTTAGCAAGTTTGTTTAACTGTGAACGTAAGTACACAACTAGTCTTGCAACGTTGATTCTGTCTAAAGCACTAGCATTTTTGGCTCTAGTTTTTTGACCAAAGTTTACAAGTCCTGCACCACTTAAGAATGTTACAGGGTTTATAGCATTTGAGTACAATGTATCTCTTTGACCTTCGTTAAGTGCAATTGATTTAAATTCGCCTTCGCTGTCAATAAATCCTGATGCACTTGCGTTTGTAATGCCGCCACGTCTTGTACCTGCTGGTGCAAACCATGGAAACGATACTTGGTCACTTAATGCAATAGTTCTAAGTATACCATGTGATGCTGGAACAACTACGTTATTTCCTGCGTTATCACTTGTGAATAAACTTGGATAAAACATTCCAACATATTCATCTCTTGTAACTGCACCATCATCGTTATCTTCAGTTGCTAGTTTAACGTTTGTTGCCCATTCATTTAATGAAGTTGCATCGCTTGTTAATCTAAATGGTGTATCACCTACAACAAATGCACTTAGGCCTCTGTCTGTGTTTAGTGTTACCATTTCACCGATTAGTTCTGGATAACCAGGACAAGCAATCAAGTTAAAGATTCTTGAGTTGTCATCTCTAATGTCTTGGTTGCTGTTAACCATTGCCTGTAATGCTTGTACAACAACTTTTCTTTGTGCTTTTCTACCAAATGAACCTGAACCGTCTGCTTGGTTGCCTGATTCAGTTACCCATCTGTGTGAGTAGTAAGCCGCCATTGATTCTGGTAGTCCACCGTTATCAAATCTTAAGTTGTTACCTGATACATCAATTGAGTTACGTACAAATTTTCTTACGTTGAATCCGCTTCTACGTAAGTTCCATAGCAACATACCTTTTGGATATAATGCTGGATCTGGAGCATCTGGGTCTAAGTAGTTAGAACTTAATAGTGCTTCAATTGTACCTGCTGTGGCACTATTTGCACCTGCTGTATTGTATCTAGCATCTGCAAACAAAATACCATCTTCAGTAGTTTGATCACCATTATCAATTAGCACCCATTTTAAAGTTGCGCCATTGTATTTGTATATCTTAGGATAGTTTTCTAAGTCAGCAGTTGAAATCCAAAGGTCACCATTTTTAAGATCAGTGTTATCTGATTGTTTAGTAGGCTCAGTTGCACTTACAATAGGACCTGCTGGATCTGTCTTATCGCCAGCCGCCGCCGCAAAGTACGGACTTGTTGAATCTTGATATCCAACCCAAGTTGTACCATTGTGGATCATAATGTCTACTTCGTCAATAATTGAACTGTACCATAAAGTACCGTCTGTTGTCAATGAAGTTGGTGCAGTTGGTGAGTTAGTTACTGTTAAAATAACCCAGTTACTTGCAATAAAATCATGCATATGAGTAGATGGTGCTTCTAATAAGAACTGTGTAGCATTTGAACCAGTTGCTGTAAAGCCTGCTAGTCCTAGTACGCCACCTGTGTCAGTAATATGGAAGTCACCGCCATCATTGTGTTCAATTACAATTCTGTTACTTGAATCAACACTTGCAACGACGTTTGTAAAGCCTGCAGAGTTAATTGCACCTGCAACTAAATCAGCATCACTTGATGCCGCTGTTGTTGTTACACTTACTGTTACATCTGAACCTAATGCACTTGAGTTTGGTGCAGTTTCGGCTATATTAAATGCGTAAGTACCCGCTGTTAATTGTGTAGTAATAATGTTTGATTTAATTGTTGTAGCACCTGTTGATCCTCTTCTGTAGATTTTAAAATCTGCAATCGGGTCAGTTGCTTCATCAACATTATATTTTACAAACACATCACCAGTTGGTAAGTTAACTCCACCACCAGTTTTATCTAAACCGTATAGTGCTTCTTGGTTGTTTGCGTAAATTGGAGCAGATTTAGTTTCCCACAATTTAGTTGTGTCATTCCAAACTTTAACCTGCCAGTTAGCACCTTTGTTTGGTGTTGTAGTTTTAATCCACATTGAACCAGTTGGTCTTGGTGCTGTATCTGTTGACTTGTAACCTGGAACTTGCGTGTGTGGAGCAATAGTTAACTTAGGTGCTTTGTAAGTACCTGCTGTTAAGCCTATTTCTGATAACAATGTTGAACTGTTATCTGCTAACACAACATCTGCACCAGTTGAGTAAATTTCTAATTTACCATCAACCACTGCTGAAGTAATTCCGCTAATACCTGCAGATCCAATTGCTGTTACTACATCAGATAGTGCAGCACCCCCTGAAGTTACAACTGAACCATTAATGCTCATTGTAGCACCGTTAGTTATTGTAGGATTGCTTTGTGTTCCTGTAACAGTTGACCATGAACTAATCCAAGCAGTTGAACCTACTTGTACCCATGTTCCTGATTTATTTTTGTAAAACAACTTGTTAAGTGTTGTTGTAGATACAATCGCGTAATCGCCAATTCCACCAACAGAAGTCTTAGGCGCTCCGCTATCTACTTTAGTTGCATCAGTAATTACTGTAGGAATTTTGTTTGTAAACGACTGCCCACCAGTAGTAGTCGCTGACGCACCATTCCATTCAAAGATACCAAATATTGAATTTGCTGTATCAAACCAGTATGTACCGTTTGCCGGATTTGCCGCAGGGGCTGTAGAAGCCGCTGTCAACTCTGAAGTATTTAAATCCGCTCTAGTTACGAATGCTCTATTTGCCGCACCTAAATAAGAGTATGCCGCTTGTAATCCGTACTCATTTAACTCATTACCGTGTAATGGGTTATTGTTTGAATCTACATAAAAAGTTGGGTCCCCAAATAATTCAGTTAATTCTCTTTGTGAAGTAACTAGGAAAGGTTTACCAGCATTTGCTTTTGTAGTAGCACTCGCTGTTCCTGTTCCTGATCCGTTTGTTTTATCTTGTGCAGATACAACAAACAACATTGGTACTGTACCTGGTTCTGCTGGGGTATAGAACGACTCGTCTATTACAGTAACCTGTACACCTGGTGATGTTAAAGCCATTTTGTTTTCTCCTGTTGGTAATAGTTCATACTATTCTTGTTTACTATTATTTATGCCGAAAACCAAAATCATAGGGGTTAAATACCGTTAAAAAGGGAAGTAAAAGGGCAGGTAAATAGTTATATGAGACCTTTATGTGCTTGTGGGCAACGACCAGTTGCTATTAATTACTATAAGAAAGGTAAACCTTTCTATCGTAGTAAGTGTGAGTCCTGTACTAGACATGGAAGACCTCACCATGGTATGCCTAAATGGCAACAAGCAGGATATACTATGAAAAACAACTGTGACAAGTGTGGATTTAAAAGTAGACACAAAGAACAATTCAGTGTTTACTATATTGATGGTAACCTAAACAACGTAAGGTTTAGTAACTTAAAAACAGTTTGTTCTAATTGCAGTAAGATTCTATATAAAGAAGGTATTAAATGGAAACAAGGTGATCTTGTACCTGATCTTTAAGTCCTTGTATTGTAGTATCGTTTTCAAACACTTTAGTAAACTTTGTATGTGCCCAGGCCCATTCACTAGCATGAACATCAGTAGGCTCAACATTAAATTGTACATATTCACTAAACCAAGCAGGATCAGGACCACGTTTCACACGCCATACTTCTCCACCTATTTGATATAGCATTTTTGCTTCGTTTGGAAAACGTACATCAGGAATAACCCAATTAGTTTCAGGATTGTTAATTAGTTTATTTTTAACTAAACTTACCCAGATACCGTCAAAGAAACCTTCACGCATACATTCTGTACCAAATTCTTGTAGAACTAGTCTTGGTGTTATTTCACGGCCGGTTTCTGCGGTCCAAAATTGATCTACTTGTTCACGCCAAAACCTACTTTGTTCAGTTTTGCCATCTAGCATATCACGTGGCCAATCAAACATAGTAGCGACAGCATCTTTCAATTTGTCTGCAAAACTTATTTTTACAAACTTATGATTTTGTATTAAATGCTCTGCTATTGTATCTTTACCACTGCCTATTAGACCACAGATTCCAACTATCATTTTTTAGTCCTGTATTTGTTTACAAGTTTCCTTATTTGCGTTTAATTCCTCGCCTTTTTTGTGTAACCAAATGTAAGAGTAGACAACGTTACCGTCTTCTGCTACTGTACATTTTTTACCAAATTTTACAGCCGGCGGAGCAATATGCCCTGAACAGCCTGCAAGAAAAAGCAAAATTAATATTGTACTGAAGATTTTCATTAGATTTCCTTCTGTTCGTATTATTATACTAATATATGTTTAGCAAAAAGTCAAGAAGTTTTTAGCCAATTGTGAAACCATACCCAACACCGCCTGGTATTTGAGTTTTAACTTCTTCTTCCAATTTCTCTATATCAGCAAGGCCTTCAGCCTTTAGATTATCACCGTTAAGTGTAGAACCACCTTGTGGACCGGCAATAGTAGC